GGGGTCCGCGACCCGCGCCAGCGCGCCACCATGACCGAGGCCGAGCGCCGCCGCTCCGACGCGACTCTCCGCTGGGAGGCGGTCCTCGCCGGCCGCAACCCCTACGGCCGCGGCCCGCTCACCCCCGCGCTCGCGGCCACCGCGGAGACGGACTACCGGCGCATCGTCGTCCTCGGCGACGAGGCGGCACGCCTCACCACGAAGAAGGCCGCCCGCGAGGCCGGCTGATCAGACCTCCTCACGCGGCTCGGTGCCGCGCGAGGCAACCCGCGAAGGGAAGGAACCCCATGCACACCAGTCAGATCCCCGCCGCGTTCGCCGCCCGCAAGGGCATCGACCTGGCGGCACCGGGCGGCGTCGAGGCACTGCTCGAGTTCCACCGCGGCTTCTTCGGTGACGCCACCATGCAGGACGACTCCGCCGGCGACGGTCAGCAGGGCGACCCTGCAGCCCCTGCCGGTGAACAGGAGCCTGCCGGCGACGGCGGCGACGAGCAGCTCGGCGAGCCGGGCAAGAAGGCGCTCACCGCGGAGCGAGAGGCCAACCGGCAGCTCCGCTCCGAGCTCACGGACCTGCAGAAGCGGCTGAAGGACTACGAGGACCGCGACAAGACGGCCGAGCAGAAGCAGGCAGAGCACCTCACAGAGCTCGAGCAGCAGGCCGCGACGGCCAAGAGCTCCCTCGCCGAGAAGGACGCCCTGCTCCTGCGCTACCAGGTGGCCGCCGAGAAGGGCCTCGACCTCAGCGCCGCGGAGCGACTCCGCGGGGCCACGAAGGAAGAGATCGCCGCGGACGCCGACGACTGGATCAGCACCTGGGGCACGGGCAAGACCCCCGCCCGGCAGCACGTGCCGGATCCCGGTCAGGGCCCCCGCCACACGCCCAAGGAGGACGACTACTCCGTGGGCCAGGCCCGCGCCCGCCAGCGCTTCGGCACCCCGAACACCTGACCGCCGGCCACGGCCGGCACCCCGAACACCTGACCGCCGGCTGAGCCCGGCATCCGTCCCAAGGAGGACCCCATGGACATCAGCGTCCGCAAGGACACCGTGCTCAGCGAGAACCGCTCGTGGCTCGGCTCCGCCCACGGCACCGAGGCCACCCGCACGGTGACCCTCGACACCGGCAAGTTCACCGGCAACAAGGTCTCGAACGGCTCGATCCTCTCCGGGCTCGTGCTCGGCCGGATCACCGCGACCGGCCTCTACGGCCCCTACGACAACGCGGCCACCGACGGCCGCGAGGTCGCCGCCGGCTTCCTGTTCAACACGATCCCCGTCCCCGCCGGCGCCACCAAGGTGGGCGCTCCCCTCATGGAGCACGGCGTGGTCATCGAGGCGAAGCTCCCGACCGGAAACGGCCTGGACACCGCCGCGAAGACCGACATGGCCGGCCGCATCATCACCCGCTGAGACCGAGAGGACTGACCCATGGCTCAGATCATCGACCTCGTGCCGCCCCCGGCACTCACCGCCTACGTCCGTGAGGTCCCGTCCCCGACGGCGTGGATCCTCAACCGCTTCCTCCCCGACGTCCTCGTCCCGGACATCGAGGCCGGCATCGACCGCACCATCAAGCGCAACCGCGCCGCGGCGTTCCGCACCTACGACGCCGAGTCGCCGATCGGCGCCCGTTCGCCCTTCGAGCGCTCGCGGGTGACCCTGCCCCCGATCTCGGAGAAGATCCCGCTGGGCGAGCACGAGCGGCTGCAGCTGGAGCGCATCCGCTCCGGTGGTAGCGGGAACACGGCGCAGCTCGTGGACCAGGTGTACGACGACGGCGCGAACCTCGCTGGGTCCATCCAGGCCCGCATGGAGCTCGCGCGCGGCGACGTCCTCACGGACGGCAAGTTCACCCTGGCCAACGAGAACGGGCTCACCCTGGAGGCCGACTTCGGCCTGCCGGCCGAGCACCTCGTGGCACCCTCCGTCCTCTGGTCGGACCGCGAGAACGCGACCCCGGTCTCGGACCTGGAGGCCTGGGCCGACCAGTACGAGGAGGCCACCGGCGAGCGGCCCGGCTACGTCGTGATGTCCCGCACCGCCAAGGCCCACCTCATGGCCTCCGTGGAGGCCCGCTCCCTGGCCGGCCTGACCGGCCCGGGCATGGTGGCCACGCTGGACAACAACCAGCTCGGCTCCATCCTGGCCGCCCGCGACCTGCCCGAGATCGTCGTCTACTCCGCGCAGATCGACGTCAACGGCACCGCGACCCGGCCCATCGCGGCCGACCGCGTGGTCATGCTGCCGACCAACGCCCGCGACCTGGGCTACACCGCCTGGGGCATCACCGCCGAGTCCCTGGAGTTCGCGGCCTCGAACAGCGGCGTGCTCGGCTTCGAGCAGCTGCCCGGCCTGTTCGCGTCCGTCCTGAAGGAGTTCGACCCGGTCCGCACCTGGACCAAGGTCTCCGGCGTCGGCATGCCGCTCATCGAGCAGCCCCACCGGCTCCTCGTCGCGGACGTCTACTGATCGGAGGTCCCGTGATGGCTGACGACGTCCTGCAGTACACCGTGACCGACCACGCCACCGGCACCCGCTACGTGGTCGGCACGGTCCCCCCGGAGAAGTTCCTGCAGCACCTGCGCAAGCACAACCCGCGGGCGCTGGGCGCCGCGCCGGCCGGGCACATCAGCCCGGCCGGTGCGGTGACCATCTCCACGGAGGTCACCACCACCCAGACCGTCACCGAGGACCCCGAGGACACCGGCCCCGCCGTGTACCCCGAGGGCGCCCCGGATGACACCTGGACCGTGAAGGACCTGCGTGCCTGGGCCAAGGCCAACGACCTCACCCTCGGTGAGGCCAAGGCCAAGCCCCAGATCCTCGAGGTCATCGCCGAGCACCTCGGCGAGACCTCCCCGACCGTCGACGAGTCCTCCAACGAGGAGCACGACGACACCCGCACGGACTCCCCCGAGTCCGAGTGACCCCAGGAGGTGAGCAGCCGTGACCGGAATCCTCAACGCCGACCAGGAGACTGTCGAGAAGTTCTTGCTGCGGCCGCTCACCTCCCAGGAGGCCACCTACGTGGACGGCCTCCTCAACACGGCGTGGTTCCGCCTTCTCCTGGCACTTCCCTCGCTCCCGGCCCGCCTCGCGGCCAAGGAGCTCGAGCAGACGATCGTGGACGACGTGGTCGGCGAGATGGTCGCCAACGTCTTCAAGAACCCCAGCGGCGCCCGCTCCCGCACGACGACGATCAACGAGTCGATGTCCCTGGACGACTACTCCGAGCAGACGCAGACCTCCACCCAGGAGACCATCGACCGCGCGCTCGCGGAGGGGATGCTCTACCCCACGGAGTCCCAGCTGGCCCTGCTGCGGCCGGCGCGCGCGGGCGCATTCACGATCCGGCCGGGTGCCTGATGCGCAGCCCGGAGGAGATCGAGGCGTGCCTGCTGCGTGGGCGCGCGGCCGCGGAGGCGCTGATGACCACCAGGGTGCGCGTGCACAGGGCCACGGGCCGCAAGACCACGGACCCGCGCACGGGCGTCGTCACCGTCGAGACCAGCGTGGTCTACGGCGACGGTCCGGACGGCGACGTCGGCAAGGTGCAGACCGGCGCCGGCGGCCCACGGGGCCGGGAGGATGTGGCCGGCCGCTTCGCTGTCGTCGAGGGCCCCCAAGTGGATCTGCCGGTCCGCTCGCGGTGCGTCGCGGGCGACATCGTCGAGGTCCTTGCCTCGCGCATGGACCCCGACCTCGTCGGACTGCGCATGGAGCTGCGTGAGCTGGACCGTGGCGAGTACCGCACGGCAGACCGCTGGTCAGCGGAGCTGGTGACCCGATGAACGGGTCCGAGGAGCTTCGCGCGTACGCGACGAACCTGGGCCGTATCGGCCTCGAGGTGGCCGGTGAGGTCGACAAGGTGCTCAAGCGCGGCGCCCAGAACATCAAGACCGGGCTGCAGGAGAACCTGCGGGAGTCGAAGCACTTCCGGCAGGTGGCCGCCTCGATCAGCTACGACCAGATCGGCGATGTCCGCGCGCTCGGCTACGAGGTCGGCCCGGACAAGGACCGGCACGCCGGAGCGCTGGCGAACGTCGCGTTCTTCGGCACCTCCCGCGGCGGCGGCACGGTGGACTTCGAGGGGCCGCTGCGCGAGGAGGAGCCTCGCCTGGTCGGGCACCTGCAGGAGCTGCTCGGCCGGATGGGAGGGGACCTGTGACTCTCTCCGCTCACGAGGAGCTGCTGCAGCTGCTGGCCGGCACCGGGTTCACGGTGCACGACGGCGAGGTCCCCGCCATGCCGGCATACCCGTACGTGCTGGTGACCCCGCGCCGCCCGTGGATCCGTGACCGCGCGCTCTCTCGCGCCCGGCATGGTCGCCGCGTCTCGTGGCTGCTCACGGTGGCCGGCCTGTCCTCAGCCGCGGTCCTCGTGCTCGTCGACGGGTGCGTCTCCGCACTGGACGGCGGCCGCGTCCTGGGGCAGCGGCTGGAACTCGAACCAGGCGGTACGGACGTCCTCACAGACGACGAAACCGCCCCTGATGGCCAGATCGTGCACTTCGCGAAGCTGCAGTTCGGCCTCACGCTCCCCGCCTGACCTGGGCCGGGGTGATCGCCCCGCACGCCGGGGACCCCATGGAAGGAGGCCCCCGTGTTCGTGCGCGTCCGCGACAAGGACACCGGCCATCAGTTCGACGTCGCCGAGACCGATCCACGGATCGGCGGGCCCTTCGAGCTGCTCAACCGCAAGACCTACCCGCCCTCGCCGGTGATCCGGCCGGCGAAGCACCGCCTCCGGCCCGCCGGGGCGGCATCCACCCCCAAGACCGAGTCCGCTGAGGCGGGCATGACCGACAAGGAGGCCTGACATGGCCGGCACCGAGATCCCCAGCACCCCCGCCGACGGCAACATGCTCGTCCTCGACGTCCCGGCCATCGCGGACGTCGACAAGCCCACCATCGCCGAGCTCACCGCGTCGTCCGCGGTGGACCTCTCCTGCTACCTGACCGGTGACGGCTGGTCGCCGTCCAAGGAGCAGGCCTCGATCGCGGACGAGCGCCTGTGCTCCACGGAGACCTTCGAGCGCCCGGGCCGCAAGACCCGCAGCCTCGAGGTCACCTACATCGACAACACCAACTCGCCGTACGAGACCGAGTTCAACAAGGCCGTGGACACGCTCGTGGAGGGCACGGACCACTACCTCGTGACCCGCCGCGGCGTGCCGTACGAGGAGCCGCTCGCGGTCGGCCAGGTCGTGGAGATCTGGCCCGTCACCGCCGGCGAGCAGCGCGAGGTCGCCATCGAGGCGAACTCGGTGACGCGCACGGTCCAGAAGCTCTTCGTCCGCGGGCCCGTGCGCCGCGCGGTCGTCGCGGCCTGATGAACCCCGCGAGGGTGTCGCCTTTGGGAAGGGCGCGGCACCCTCGCGGGCACTCCCTTCCCTCGCCCTCCCCGGAATGGAGCCCACCGTGGCACTGCACATCAAGCGCGCCGAGCGCGTCGTCGAGGTCTGCCTGGACGGCACCCTCACCGCCGATTGGGAGCTGACCCGCGCGAAGGTCAAGGACCTCCTCACCGAGGCCAAGCGCGTGACCGGGCAGGTCAACGCTCAGCCGCAGGACGACCGCCTCAACCGGCGCAAGACCCCCGCCGAGAAGCGCATGGCCGAGATCGAGAAGGAGCTGGCCGACCTCAACGAGAAGGCCGAGTCCCTCGCGTCCGCCGCGCTCGAGCAGACCGTGCTGTTCCGGCTGCGCGCTCTGCCGCGGCCCGTCTGGGACCAGCTCGTCACCGCGCACCCGCCCCGCCCCGCCGGCGAGGACGGCCAGTCCCCGGACGACCCGTTCCCGTTCAACAAGGAAGCCATCGCGGACGCCGCGCTCGAGATCGACGACGCGATCGTCTCGGTCACGCGCAAGCATGACGGCTCCGCGGAGGAGTTCACGGCGGCCGACTGGCCTGGCTTCGCGGCCGAGCTGTCCGACTCCCAGCACGCGGACTTCCGCACCACCGTGGTCCAGCTGAACGTGGGGTCGAACGACCTCCCTTTCTTCCGCGCCTCCGAGCCGACCCGCGCTTCCGGGAAGAAGTAAGGCTCGCCCGTGAGCTCGGCATCTCCCACCGGCGCCTGCTCGGCTGGGAGCCCGAGACCACGTACGTCCACGACGGCGATGGCCGCCTGCTGTCTTCACGGCCCGAGCCAGAGTGGGACGACGCCGAGCGGGCCAAGGTCCTGGCGCTCGCGGAGTGGGAGGCCACGGAGGTCTGCCCGCGGTGCGGCGGCCTCAAGGAGGTCTGCCAAGACCCCCTCGTCCGGTACCGGGCGGACCCGCCGATCCGCTGCCACTTCACCGACGCGACCGCACGCGAACGCGAGGCGTGGCAAGCGGACAAGCGCCCCCATCCAGAGGCGCTGATCCCCCAGATCAAACCCGTCAGCTGAGTCCCAGAAGGAGGCGCCCCGTGGCCGATCGCTCCATCAGCCTGTCCCTGCGCGCCAACGTCGAGGGCTTCGTCGCCGGCATGCACAAGGCGAAGAAGGCAGCTGGGGATCTCGGCCAGTCCACTTCGCGCGCGGCCGCGGACTCCGAGGCCTCGGCCCGGAAGATCGCGCAGGCGGCGGCCGCGGTCGCCAAGGCCCAGGATCGGGCGAAGGACGCTGCGGGCCGCCTCAAGGTGGCCGAAGCTGAGCTGAGCCGCGCACGTGACTCCGGGTCCACCGTGGCCGTCACGCGCGCGGAGGAGCGTCTGGCCAAGGCGCAGCGCGACTCCGAGTCTGCGGCCAAGCGTGCCGCCGATGCGCAGAAGGCGTACCGGGGCGCACTGCAGGCCTCGGGCGCCCAGGTGGAGACCATCGCCGAGAAGGTCGAGCGTGCCTCCGCGTCCATGGAGCAGGTCGGCGGCGCCCTGCTGGGCGCCGGCGGCCTGCTCGTGGCCGGCGCCGGCATGACCGTGAAGACGGCCGCCGACTTCGACAAGGCCATGTCCTCCGTCCGTGCGGCCACGCACGAGACCGAAGCGAACATGGCTCTCCTGGGCGAGGCCGCGAAGAAGGCCGGCGCCGACACCGCGTACTCCGCGGAGGAGGCCGCCCAGGGCATCGAGGAGATGGCCAAGGCCGGCGTCTCCACCGAGGAGATCCTCGGCGGCGGCCTCGACGGCGCACTCGCCCTCGCCGCCGCCGGCGCCCTCGACGTCGGCGACGCCGCCGAGCTCGCCGCCTCCGCCCTCGTCCAGTTCAAGCTCGACGGCTCCCAGATCCCCCACGTAGCCGACCTCCTCGCGGCTGGCGCCGGAAAGGCCCAGGGCTCCGTCGAAGACCTCGGCGCCGCGCTCAACCAGTCCGGCCTCATCGCCGCGCAGACCGGCCTCGACGTCGAGGAGACCACCGGCGCCCTGGCGATGTTCGCCAACGCGGGCCTCACCGGATCTGACGCCGGCACGTCCTTCAAGACGATGCTGCAGCGGCTCAACCCGCAGTCCAAGGAAGCCGCCCAGCTCATGGATGAGCTCGGCCTCTCCGCCTACGACGCCAACGGCAACTTCATCGGCATGGAGGAGTACGCCGGCAAGCTGCAGGGCGCGCTCGCGGGCATGTCCGAGCAGCAGCGCTCGGCCGCGCTGCAGACGCTCTTCGGCTCCGACGCGATCCGCGCGGCGTCCGTCCTCTACGAGGGCGGCGCCGAGGGCGTGCGCGAGTGGACCGAGAAGGTCAACGACGCCGGCTACGCGGCCGAGACGGCCTCCATCATGCAGGACAACCTCGCCGGCGACCTCGAGAAGCTCGGCGGCGCCTTCGACACGGTCTTCCTGCAGTCCGGGTCCGGGGCGAACGACGTCCTGCGGGACATGGTCCAGGGCCTCGAGGGCGTCGTCGACTGGGTCGGCAGCCTCCCCGAGGGCGTGTTGCAGATCGGCACCGTGTTCGCCGGCGTGACAGGCGGCGCTGCCCTCCTGGCCGGCGCCACCCTCACCGTGATCCCGAAGATCAAGGAGACCCGAGACGCCCTCAACGACCTCGCACCGGCCGGCTCCAAGTCCGCCGCCGCCGTAGGCAAGCTCGGCAAGCTGGCCGGCGTCGCGTCCGTCCTCAGCGGCGTCGCGCTCGCGGCGATCGAGCTGGCGAAGGCGACCACCTCGTACGACACGATGACCACGGAGAAGATGGCCACGGCCATCCGCAACGTGGCCAACGCGGGCGATGACGTCGTGGCACGCAAGGACCAGCTGAACAGCGTGTTCTCGGATTGGGACGTGTCCGCCGGGTCGTCCGCCGAGAACATCATGGGGATGGACCAGGCGCTGCAGCATCTGGTGTCGTCCCAGGGCGAGTTCGGTCGCGGCCTGAACGACTGGGCGAACGACGCGTTCGCCTGGACGGGTCTGGCCAAGGACAACGTCGGCCAGGTCGAGGACCGGCTCATGGAGCTCGGCAACGAGATGGGCAACCTCGCCTCCTCCGGAGAGACCGAGGCTGCCACGGCCGCGTTCCAGGAGCTCGCCCGCTCCTGGGAGGCCACGGGCCGGCCGGCCGAGGAGCTGTTCAACACCTACATGCCCGGCCTGCGCGACTCCCTCAAGGGCGTCGCCGCGGAGATGGGCGTGAACATCGACGACGCTCAGGCCCTGGAGTGGGCACTGTCCGGGGTCGCCCCGGAGGCGGTCCGCACCGCGGAGGCGTCGGCTGACGCCGAGGCGGCCATGGCGAAGATGGCCGCCGAGGCTGAGGCCGCGGCGCAGAAGTCGCAGTCTCTCGTGGACGAGCTCGCTCAGACCACGGGCATCAACCCCGACGGGCTGAACGGCATGGCCGAGGCCATGGCCATCCTCACGGACGAGTCCGAGGAGGCCGGGGACAAGCTCGACAAGGTCATCGACGCGCTCTTCCGTGCTGGCCTGGCGCATATGTCCGTGCAGGACGCGCAGGCGGCCATGTACGAGGCAGGGGACGCGCTCAACAAGGCCATCGAGGAGAACGCGGCCAGCCTGGACCTGTCCACGGAGGCCGGCCGCGCCAACGTGGACGCGCTGCAGGGTGTCGCGGTGGCCGGCTTCGACGCGGCCCGGGCGTACGCCGAGGCGGGCAAGTCGCAGGGCACGATCCGTGACGCGCTCATGGAGACCTACGAGCAGCTCGTGGCCGGCTACGAAGCCATGGGCCAGTCGTCTGAGGCCGCGGACACGCTGGCCCGTCAGATGATGGGCATCCCCGAAGGCGTGGATATCGCCACGTCCATGGACCAGCAGGCGCGCATCATCGCCGAGTCCACGGGCGAGGCGATCGACGCGATCCCCGGTTACAAGGGCGTGACCGTCGCCGTCTCCGAGGAGGGGACGGCCGGGTCGGTGCAGCAGAGCATCGACGAGATCGACGGGGTCACCCGCACGGTCTTCGTCACCACGGACGGAACCGAGATCCCCGTCCAGGAGGCCATCCGCAACGTCCACGGCGTGGAACGCACGGTGTGGGTGGACGACCAGGGCACCGTCTACGGCGTCCAGACGGACATCGACGCGATCACGGGCAAGACCGTGGACCTGACCGCGGTGTCGCACACCGCAGACGCCGAGGGAGCGCTGAACTACGCGGCGCGCAGCCGCACGGTGAGCATCTTCGCGAAGTACACCGGGATCCGCACCCTCTCGGATCTGTCCCGCGAGAGCGGTGCAGGCCGGGGCACGGTGCTGAAGCCGGGACTCGCCGAGGGTGGCATCGCGTCCTTGCCCGGCTTCTCCGCCGGCGGGCGCCTGCCGCGCGCCGGCCTGGGCACGGACATGATCCTCGGCGTGACCGGGTCCGGAACCCCGATCGCACGTGTGGACGACGGCGAGTGGATCATCAACCAGCGGTCCTCCGCGAAGTGGGGGGCCCTGCTCGATGCGATCAACCGCGACGACCCACGGCTGATGGGCCTGCCGGCGTTCGCCGGAGGCGGGCGTGTGGGCGCCGAGAGCCTGGCCTCGAGCATGAGCGTGGCCGCCGCCCGGATTGTGGCGGCTGCGAACGCGCTCGTGGCGGCCATGCAGACCGCCACGCTGGCGGTACGCGCGGCTGATACCGCGGGGAACGCTCCGCGCTCGAAGGGCCGCAGCGCGCCGAAGGCGAACACGCACGGCAGCTCTGCTGCATGGACGGGCTCGACGAGGGGCTACGACAAGGGCACCCGCGACTGGGTGAGCATGATCGAGCCCGAACGGAAGGCGCGCGCGAAGCAGGGCTGGAACGTGGTCCCGTGGGAGTACGTGGTCGGCACGCCGGGCGCTGACCACGGGGACCATCCGTGGGAGACGCTCGGCCCGGCGTGGATGCGTCAGCTCGAGCGGCGGTACGGCCCGATCTTCTCCGGGGCGATCCACGAGGACTGGTCGGGCCGGGTGTTCTTCAAGGACGGCCGGCAGATCATGCTCGACTCCGGCGGTGCCTGGCGGTGGGTCTCCCCGAAGGAGGAGCAGTTCCGGGCGAGGGCCTTCAACGGCAAGCTGCTCCGGGACTTCTACCCGCGGTTCTCCGCGGGCGGCCGTCTGCCGGGCACGGGTCGGGGCACGGACCAGATCCTCGGTGTGACCGGGGACGGGACACCGCTGGCCTGGCTGGACGACCACGAGTGGGTCGTCAACGCGGACTCCGCGGACAGGTACCCGGCGGCACTGGACCTGATCAACCGGGACCACCCCTCCGTGCACCACCTGCGCGGCCGGGCCGCCGGTGAAATCACCACCCCGTCCTGGTCGTCGTACACACCCGCTCCGCAGCTGAGCATGGCCGCACCCGCGGCTGCGCCGGCGGTGGACCTGGGCGCCGTGTACGCGGCGGCCCGGGCCGGGGCGGAGTCCGTCGTCCACACCATCGAGATCGACCGCAGGCAGTTCGCGAGCATCGTTCAGCGCAACGCCGACTACACCGCTGGGAGGTGACCATGGGTGGACTCTTCGGCCCGCTCGGTGGCCTCGAGGAGCTGCCGTGCGCGTCCACGCTCGCGGAGGCTCCCGCCGGGGACGACGTCATGCGGGAGGTGCAGGCGGACGACGGCACCGTCTACATCCAGCTCGCACCGCAGCTCGCCAACCGCGTGTGGCAGCTCAGCGTGGGCACGTCGTCCCCGGAGGACGCCGCGATCCTCGCGCGGGTCCGCGGCGCGTGGTACCGGCGGTCGGGGCCCAGCGTCTGGTACTCCGAGGCCGCGCAGGCTGAGAACCTGCTCGACCCGGAGGCCGCGCTGATGTCCCCGACCCGCTGGTCGGGCATCACGCCCGGCGGTGGCGGCATCCTGCCCGACGGCTACCTGCCTGGCCCCCGCTTCCTCGAGTCGGGGGCCACACCCCTGGATGGGACGTGGGCGCAGCTCACCCGCATCCCGATCCCGATGAGCCGCACCGTCACGGTCTCGTGCGTGGTGACCGCGTACCCGACGCGGACCGCGCGGCTGCAAGTGGACGAGGTCGCCCTCGACGGGCGGACCGTCCGTTCGCACCAGCGGACGACGACGGGCGTCCGAGACCGCCTGTCCCTGACCTTCCCGACGACGGGACAGACGACCTCCCTCACTCTGGCCGCCGCGGACGCGACCACCGTGACGGACCCGCAGATCACACTCACCGGCCAGGCCCGTCCGTGGGCGCCCGGCGCCGGATGTATGAACGCGTACATCTCCGCCACGTCCCGTGAGGTGCAGCTCGCGGTCCCCGGGATCCCCGGGGGCAGCCTCGCCTCGTACGCCTGGTCGATCCGCGAGATCGGCCATGCCTCGATGGGCTACGCCGGCTAGACCCTGCCCGCCGGGGCAACGCTTCGTGAAGGAGGCTCCCTGTGGCGATGACGCTCGCGGCACTGAAGGCGGAGTTCGAGGGCTGGTACAAGCCCCTGCTGGGCACCACGTTCGACGCGGACGGGGCCTACCCCGGCCAGTGCGTGGACCTCATCCATCGCGCTGGCAAGGACCTGCACGGGCACCCCTCCACGTGGGGCAACGGCGATGCGCTCGCTGACGCGCTGATCAGGGAGCGCGGCTACGCGCGTGTGTCGGAGTCGTCGAAGTGGCAGATGGGCGACGTCGTCAGCAAGTGGACGGGCTACTACGGCGGCCATGTCTACCTCGTGCTCGAGGATCTCGGCTCCTCGGTTCGGTACATCGATCTGAACGGCGCCGGGTCGGCTGACGATCCGGCGGGGCCGGTGACGGTGCGCACGGCGTCGAAGAAGAACATCATCGCGGTGGCCCGTCCGCCCCGGTATGTGGGCGCGACGGCGGCTCCGGCGCCGCCGCCCGCGGTGACGGCGGCGTCTGTGCTGACCGCGGGCGGCCTGTCGAACGTGCCGGCGCTGCTGGCCGCGCAGGCGGCCACGGGTGTGCCTCTGCACATCGCGGCCGCGTTCGTGGAGCAGGAGTCTCTGGGGCAGAACGTCTATGGTGGCGACCCGGGCGGGATCTTCTCGACGACGCCGCGCACTGCGGTGACCCGTGAGAACTACCTGGTGTTCCTGTCCCGGCTGCTGCGCGCGGACGGGACCTGGACTGGTGTGACGTCGAACGGCGTCGGCCCCATGCAGCTGACCTACTGGGCCATCCATCGGGACGCTCGCCGGGCCGGGGTGGATCTGTCGGACCCGTCGGCGAACATCGCCTGGGGCCTCACCCTGGTGCGGGGCTACCTGGCTGGGTCGTCCTCGCAGGCGGCAGTGCAGCTGGCGGCGACCCGCTACAACGCGGGCCCAGCGCAGACGACCGTGAACTGGTACGGCCGCGAGGTCTGGGAGAAGGCCGAAGCCTGGCGGGTGAAGCTGGCCGGTACGACGACGACAGACCCCGATGGGGAGACCGTCATCGTGCCGGAGCAGCCCGGGGCGGATCCGGGCCCGATGCCGCCGTCCCCGCCCACGGTGGATGGCTCGCCGGCGCCGCTGCCTCCACAGACGGATCCGGGCGCCCGCCCGGTGCTCGCCGATTTCCAGGCACGCGAGGTGACCCCGCTGCCGGCGATCACGCCGGGCCCGGTGGCGCAGACACCGGCCCTGGTCTCGAAGCCGGGGGCGCGCGTGTACATGCGTGGCGCCTGGTGGTACCCGACCACGTGGAAGGTGGGCTGGGACCAGGGTGTCCCGGGGCCGGACCAGTCCCCGTGGGGCACTGGCATGACTGCGGCGACCGGGGAGGTCACGCTCGTGGCCGTGCCCACCCCGCTGGTGATGCGCGACGGGCTGAACCCGTTCCGGGACGAGGTCCCGCAGGAGGGCGAGCCGGTCCTGGTGGAGATCACCAAGGACGGTGGTCTGACGTGGACGCGGATCTTCACGGGAGCCGTGGACGACACCGCGGGTGTGGTCGGTGAGCGCGAAATCCGGGTGGGGATCACGGACGGGGTCGGGAGCCTGGACAAGGCCGTCTCGGTGCCGCCGCGGAACTTCCGGCATCCGTCCCCGATTGACGGGCACAGGTATATGTCGATCGGCTCGCACGGCTCGTCGGTGACGGCGGAGATCGCCCCTGTCGGGGGCTTCCGTGCAACCCCGGCGCCGCACCCGACGGCGACGATCGTCTCGGCACCGATGCTGGGCACGGCGTGGGCGGAGGTCGGCACGCTCGAGGACTCGACCACCATGGTGGCCAAGTCCCCGACGTCGACCACCCCGTCAGACTCCCCGGAGTACGTCCGGACGTCGTGGGGTCTGACGGTGGCGAACCTCTGGGCGCGGTACCGACCGCGGCTGGGGGCGGGCACGTCGGGCCGGATGAACCAGTCCAAGGCGATCCGAGCCTTCGTCGCGCCGGTGAAGGACATGCCGGCGTTCGTCGAGCTGTGGTGGCGGTCCTCCTCGATCATGCTGACCGTCGACTGGCGAGGCATCACCGTGGAGACCCAGGACGGGTGGCTGGACAACGGCTTCCGCAACGTCCTGTACGGCCGCACCCGCGCGCTGACGGAGGACGAAAAGGCCAAGGGCTTCGAGCTCGTGGCGTGGATCGGTGCGGACCGGTCCCTGTCCATCAGCGTGGACGGGGCCGTGACCACCCACAAGCTGTTCCCCTCGTACACCCGCGAGATGAACGGCACGAACCTCTCGCAGGTGCGGATCACGACGTGGCCGGACGGCACGCTGCTCGGCGGCGTCCAGGTGTACTCCACCGAGGACCGCTCCGTGATCCAGCCGTTCACCCGGAACCTGATCCTCGACGTCAACCCGAAGGAGGCACTCTTCGGAGTGCCCGCGATCGAGGACCGCACCGCCCTGGAAGTGCTGCGGGAGAAGGCGGAGAAGTGCCTCTCCACGATCTGGGTGGACGAGTACGGCCGCCTGTGGGAGGTCGCGCGCACGCGCATGGACGCCCGTCCTTCGCGACGCACGCTCACCCGCCGGGACGTGCTGCCCGGCACAGGGTGGCTCATCAGCAAAGCGTCCGTGTTCTCCGCAGTCGAGGGCACCTGGCAGCAGCCGTCCGCGTCCCAGAACCGGATGTCCTCCGGGCACGGGACCACGGTGTGGGAGTCCTCCTCGGACTCGATCCGCCCGCAGGACACCTGGGAGGACAAGGCGACCCCGCCCGCCGGCACCGACTGGATCAGCGTGGACCGCTCCCCGCTGAAGCTGTCCCTGGCCACGGTCCCGCAGGTGAACGCCGGCATCGGCACGACCCTGGCCGGCACCACCCGCCAGACCGACGGAGACGGGAAGGTCCAGGAGGGCGTCCCCTCGGTGACGTGGTACAACGCCACGATCGAGCGGGAGTCCTCCGTCTCCTACCCGCTCGAGGTCAGGTACCGCCCACCCGAGTCCGTGGTCGCGCTGCTCCAGCTCGCGGCCCCGGACCTGCCGGACCTTTCGGCCGCGGCCAAGGGCAAGGGGCTCGTGCTCCGCGCCCGAGCACGCCAGGTGTGGCGGGACTTCTCCACGGCCCGGCCGAAGCCCACCGGCAACACCACCCTGGACCGCACCTACAAGCACGACGGCGGCTGGTGGATCCAGTCCCCAGCCGTCATGGACGACACCCTCGTGCGCCTCGCCCAGCAGTTCGCCCAGCCGCTGCCTGCCCTCGACGGGCTCGAGCTGGCGGACATCGACCCGACGATCCGCCGGGCCGACACCATCACGCTCGACCGCGATGGCTTCCTCACCCCGCAGCGGGTGGTGGGCCTGCAGTGGGAGGGCGGCCGAGGCGGAGTCCGACAGATCCTCGCGGTCCGTCAGATCCGCCCCTGACACAGGAGGCCCCGCATGGCTCAGATCGCGCCGCTCGGCGTCGGGATGATCGACAAGGACGACCAGAACCACCAAACCTACACGGCCGAGGACTCCGAGTTCGTGGCGAACACCATCGTCGCCCGCCTCCAGGAGTTCCGCGCGGAGCTCGAAGAGATGGGCATGCTGCTCCGGGCCATGGCCGGCGAGGTCGGCCTCAAGCCGCAGTCCCCCATCGACTCCCAGACGGCCGCACTCATCAGCCTCGCCGGATCCCTGTCCCGCCAAGCAGTACAGGCCGCCGCGGAGGCCGCCACCCGATCACAGTTCGGGATCCGGGCCGAGGACGCCGGTGTCGTCGGCGACGGCATCGCCGACGACACCGCGGCCTTCCACACAGCCGCCCGCACCGCCGCCGCCGCCGGCGTCCCACTGGTCCTCTCCGCCGGCACCACCATCGGCATCAGCAGCTACCAGAAGCTGCCCGCCGGACTCGTCATGCACACCAACGGCGCCACCTTCAAGCAGCTCACCCCCATGGGCCGCGCCCCCGTCATCAGCCTCGGCCCGCGCTCGCGGGTGGTGGGCGGGATCTACGTGTCACTGCTGGGTGGGGCGGCGTGCCAGGGCGTGGCGATCACGGACGCGCCTGACGTCGAGGTGGACCGGGTGGACGTGCGCTCGCAGGTGCCGGCCGCGGGGTCGGGAAACGTGCGGGACAACGGGGTGCGGGTCCTGAACTCGGACCGGGCGTCGATCGGTCGGACGTACGTGGAGAACTTCGACTGGCCCGTGTGGGCTGAGAAGTCCAAGGGTGTGTCCCTGGGCTGGGTCGAGGCGAACACGTACGCGAAGGGGCTGCACCTGGACGATGTGACGCGGCTGCGGGTCGGCGGCGGCCATGTGTACGGGGCCTCGCCGAACAGCAAGTTCGCGCCCGGCTACAACGGCGTCCTCATGGAGGGCGACGAGGGCACGGACGACGTCCGCATCACCGGGTTCACCGTGGAGGATGCCGGCGAGCACGGCTACCGCGTGTCCGGGCCGGCGGCCCACACGAACATCTGGCTGGACGCATGCATGGCCCGGAACTCGGGCGGCACCGGGTTCAAGGTGCTCGGCTCCCTGGTGAGCGACAGCGTGTACAACAAGGGGATCACGTTCAACGCGTGCCGTGCGATCGACTCCGGCCAGGTCAACCGGAATACGTGCGGGTTCCTCATCCAGATGGCCGACGGCGTCACGCTGATCAGCCCGGTCGTGGAGAAGGACAAGAAGACGTTCTCCGCGGTGGAGGGCATCCGCATGTCCGGTGTTCGGCACGTGACGATCTCGAACCCGAAGATCATGGACACCCACAAGTTCGCGCTGCACATCGACGAGGCGTGCGGCAACGTGCAGGACATCAGCATCAGCAAGATGCACATCCAGACCGGATCCGGGCACGGCATCTATCTTCAGAACCCCGGCGTGGAGTTCAGGGAACTGCAGATCGAGGCCTTCGTGGAGGTCTACGCCGGTGAAGGCGCCGCGTTCTACGCCGGCCGCCACACCTCCGAGGACACCGGCACATGGCGCGGCATAAACAAGCTGGACATCACGTTCTCGGACTCCACCGGGGCAGAACGCCAGATCTCCACGTACTCCTCGGAGAATGCTCTGGCCTCCTTCACCGCGAACATCGTGGGCCGTGACGACACAACCTCTCCGGGGTCGTGGCCACCGTTCCGCCCCGGGTCCACGCGGTACAACCTGCGCTTGGGCGCGTTCCAGGTGAAGCGCGCCGACGCGTGGAACTCGCTCTGACCAGCACCGCAGCCTGACCTCGCCCCCGCACACCGGGGGCGCCCTGCACCATGGAAGGGGCCCACCTATGGCCGACGACCCGAAGCGCTACGCAGAGGTGCCCGGCGGGCACCTCTACCTCAAGGCCGGCCAGGTCCCCGACCAGCCGTACACCGAGACGATCGCCAAGAACCGCGCATCCAAGGACCGGGAACTCCTCGACTCGATGCAGGCCACGGAGGCCGCCGCCCTCGGGGCCGTCGCCGACCTCGAGGCGAAGTGGACCACCTCCCACCTCGAACGGTCGACGTCCGGCCGGCTCGTCTTCGCGCAGGGCACCGGCACCGTCCCCGTCACCCGTACCTCCACCGGCCGCCTGGTGGTGAGAGCATGACCCGCATCCTCATCGACTGGGGCGGCCGCGGCACTGTCGTCGTCGCCCGCACTCACCTCGAGGTCGACGGCGCCCGCATCCACCTGCCCGACGGCCGCCTCGAGCACATCGACGGCCCCACCGTCATCGACCTCGACCCCACCGACCCCGGCGACGCCTGGCGCATCCGCCACTACCCGGAGCACCGGACCCCGTTCACCTGGTGGGTCCTCATCCCCGAGGCCGACGACGACGCCCCACCGATCCCCGTCACCACGCTGGCCCGCATCGACCCGGCCACCCTCTCCCCCACCACCGGCCCCAACCCCGCCGCCTGGACCGCCGCACTCAACACCGAACGCGCCGCCCGCGCAGCCGCCGTCGCAGACCTCCGCGACGCGCTCGCGGATCTGCCGGCCCCGTCGGCGTCGGTGTCGCACATCGCGGTCACCGACGGCGGCCGGCTGGCTCACCGTGCCGGGGGCTCGACCACCCTGACCACCACCACGTCCGGCCGGCTGGCCGTCGTCCGCGCCCCAGGAGGCACCCATGGCTGAGAACCCCGAGGACCTGATCGTCACCGACGCCGAGCTCCGCCGGCAGCTGCCCGCCCTTGCGAAGGAGCTGAAGATCGGCGGCGTTGCCGGTTCGGTGCCGATCTTCCCGACGCTGGCGGAGGCGCAGGCGTGGGAGGCCGCGAACCCGGGGAAGAAGGCACTGACCCTGGAGCCGTCCACCCCGGACACGACAGCCCCGATTGCGGGCACGCTGACGGTGTCGGTGAAGGACAAGACGGCGACCGGCACCGTGTCGGGGGCGACCGATGACCGCGCCGTGACCGGGTACGCCTTCCGCGTTGGTTCTGGCGCATGGTCCGCGTGGCAGTCTTCGCCCACCTACGAGTTCACGGGGCTCTCCGCCAGCACGCCGTACTGGTTCCAGCATCAGGTCCGCGACGCCGCCGGGAACGTCGCCGTGGGCACCGCCGTGCAGGCGACCACGCTGGCCGTCATGCCGGTCACGGACGACTACGCCTACCAGTGGCTCGGCTCGCAGGCAGGCGGCTCCACCTGGACTGACACGAAGGCGGGACTCGCCCTCCCGCTTGTCGGGGCAGCTCCCATCGTGGAGGGCCCCTGGGTACAGTTTCCGCGACCCGGGAGCGCGGCCACGAGCATGTATGGGCCGTTCACCCTCAGCTCGCTCACGACCAGCACGCCCACGATGGTCGTCGTCATGCGAGCGCGCGTGGACTACGCGAACCGCATGGGCGTTGCGGTCGGCACGTTCGGGTCCGGCGGCTCGCTGGGCATCATGAACAGGGACGGCGCGGCCAAGATTCCGGGCCTCCTGGTCAATGGTGCACAGAAGAATCTCGGCCAGGCCGCTTACGCAGATGGTGTGGTCGGCGTTGCCGTCGCCCGGTTCGCCTCCGGCTCTAACAGCCTCGCGTGGAACGGCGGGACTCCTGTCGTGGACGGGGCCACCTTCGACGCCGCCGCCATGAAGTCCACGAACATGCACCTTGCGTACGTCGGCGGGAACACGGCGTTCGCGGGCGATCTGGCCGAGGTCCGCATCTACAACCGCCGCCTCACCGACGCGGAGGCCACTCAGGTCGCCACCGAGCTGAAGCAGAAGTACGGGATCGCCTGATGCCTGTCAACACCACCGCACTCCGCGATTACACGGACATCTGGTACGGGGCCACCATGGAAACGGTCACCGGCCTCGTGAACGCCAACGGCGTGAAGTTCTCCCGCGTCCACCTGAAGTTCGGGGCCGAGAACGCCTATTTCTACATCCCAGAAGTGGTCCGGGACGGCAAGAAGATCACCTATGTTCAGTGGTCTCACGGATTCACCGGGACGTACAAGGATCTCGAATCCGACTACGCTCGGGCGACGAAGTTCCTCTCCCTCGCGATGGACCGCGGCTGGGTGGTCTCGGTAGGGGATGACACGGGTTCGTCACATTGGTCTACACCGCCCGCCATCAAGGCTCACCGATCCCACTATGCTTACGCCGCCGAGCGGTGGAACGTGCAGGACGTGCTCCTCGCGGGAGGTTCGATGGGTGGCCTCACGACCTTGAACCTCCTCGGCAACGACGTGATACCGAAGGTGCGGGCTACCGCTGTCATCGTCTCCGTCGTGGACATCCCTGCCATGACGACGACTGGGTACGCGGACTATGTCTACCCGGCGTGGGGAGTGAGCAACGTCCCCGACCTGACCGCCGCGATCCAAGGGCTCGACCCTGCTCGTGACGACCCTCAGAAGTGGGCAAACAAGCGCATCTGGATCAACGCGGGAACCGCCGACACGTTGGTGCCGAAGGTTCAGCACGGCGACGTGTTCGTGGGTCGCGCGGCCACCCCGTCGTTCATCCACTACGATTTCGGCTCGCACGGCCACGGTGGCCCAGAATCCGACGTGCCGTGGGTGGAATGGCTGTCCACTTACGCCCCGAACTATGACGCCACCCAGAACGCGCCTACGGATCCAGGCCCTCCGCCTCCGTCCACGGGCGGCGGCACCGCGCCTCCCGCCACTCCGGCAGGGTCTGGCATCTACCGGGCGGACGGGCGCGAGGCGTCCCTCTACCGGTCTGACGGGACGCTCGTGCGGCTCAGCCGGTCGTGAGCGCCCCGCGCAGCCGATCCGCCAGCGCCGTGTAGCCCGGCCCGCGCACGTGTACGCCATCCGAGGCCATGTGGGCATCCAGGGCCGGGGCGGTCTCCATGTAGACCGCCCCGGCGTCATCGGCGGCGCGGCGCAGGGCATCATTCGCTGGCCCCTCGTCCCAGCCGTTCAGCGGAGGAACACTGAGCACGATCACTGACGCTGCGGGGGCGACAGCCTCGACCTTGGCCAGCATGGCCTCCATGTCGGCCTCAACCTGAGCCACGTCATGCCCGGCGATAACGTCGTTCGTCCCGGCCCACACCACGACCTCCCGCGCGTCATGGGGCAGAGCGTCGACGGCGCCGTCCAGCTCGGCGATGCGCGCCCCCGACTGGCCCCGGGCAGCGACGGGCATGCCCAACACCTCAGACCAGGCCCCACCCGCGATGTGCGAGTCACCCACCAGCGCCACCTCGGCACCGGGCAACCCCGTCATGAACTCCTGCGCCATCCCCGAATAGTTTGGGCGCTCCGGCGGCGCCGGCCACACCCGCTTCGACACCCACACGCCGGCCGCCGCCAGCAACACCAGGTTGAGTAGCAGCGACACGGCCAGGACGGCCCGCACGGTCTTGGACATGTCCCACACAGTAACGGCCCCCGCCCACCAGCGGGGGCCGTCGTCATTCCCGACACCCTTTGGAGGTGCCCGTGCCTCGTCGCGTGGCTCAGCTCGTCGTCCGTATCCGCAGGTCCGCTTTCCCGGAGATCGTGGCGGTCTCCCTCTCGGCCGCGCTCGTCGCGATCGGGTTGACGTTCGCCCTCGCCCCAGACCGCTTCCAGACGCCCACATGGGCGCCGATGTGGGAGTTCGCGTCCCCCATCGCGTGGGCGCTCGCAGCGGTCTTCGCCGGCACCCTGTCGGCGCTCGTGGTGCTGCGCTGGCGTGAGCTCGCCCCCGCCCCCCTCATCCTGCAAACCGCGATCTGGGGCGCCATCAGCGCGCTCATCACGTGGGGCGCGATCGGTGGCGGCGTCCCCTCCGCCGCGATCATCTACGCGCTCCCGGGCTGGTTGTGCCTGCTGCTCGTCGTGCTCTACATCTCCGAGGCCCGCGGCCATCAGGCCCGCGAGGATCATCGATGACCGCCCCTCACGTCCCCGTCACCAGCTCGACCCACGCGCTCGCCGTCACCATGTACGTCGGCATGAT